GGGGCTTTTAAGTAACTTCCCATCCCTGGGTTTAGTCGGTTTTCCGATTACTGGAAAGACAAGTTGCTTACAGCAATGCTTTCTAGGTAGTCGGCTGCATTGCCTAGAGACGATGCAGTGTTTGTCAACTCTACGTAACCGTAACGAGTCATGAAGCCAACTACTGGTTCGAAAGTAGCTGGATCTAGAACAACGCCAGAGCTCATTAGAGGAACGTATGGGCAATAGAATGCCGCAGCGTCAGCTTCGCTAGAACCTTTGTAACCAACTAGAACGCTAGTTGTGTCAGCAGCGTAGCTGTCAACGTAAATGCGCATTGCGCCATTCAATGTACCAACAAACTTAGTGTTTGTAGGAGCTTCGAATGTACCTTCTGTTGTACGAGCAAATGCAGAAGTAGTTGCAGATTGCAATACTGTCAATGCAGCTGGAGATACAACAGCCCAGTTACCAGCACCACGACGTGTGCGTTGTGCGATCAAGTTAGCTGCGCGGTTGATAACAACTGCTAGAGCAGCGTGTTCGTCACCAACGAATGTAGCTGTACCAGAAACGGTAGCTTGGTTGTAGCTGTATGTCGAACCAGATAGAGCACGTAGGGAACCTAGGATCTCTTGGTCGATTTCAACTGTGATTTCTTGTGCCAAAGCAGCCATGATTTCTGCCTCAACGTCAATACCGTGCATAGCTTGAGCGTCTTGAGCAGCTTCGAAAGTCCAGCGAGCGCTTAACTTACGAGTCTTAGCTTCAACAACTTGCTTCAAGATTTGTACGTTGATCTTACGACCTGGTACGCCTTCAAGAGCGCTTGTAGCAGCAGCTTTACCAGCTGGGTCGGAACCTGTGCCAGAATATGCTGTAGCGATTTTGAATGGGCTTAGTGCTTCGTCACCAGCTGTTACGATGTCTGCGCTATCAGCGTAGCGAACACGTAGAGTGTGGATCTGAGATACTGGGCCAGTCATTGGTTGTACACCAACGATTTCGTTAGCGATAACTGTTGGCATAACGCGACGGATAACTGGTAGAATCACACGGTTAAGTGTAGAAATGTTACCAGCTGTTGTACCGCCAGCGGTTGCACTTTCAGCCAAGTGCTTGCGTGTGTTTTCTAAGATAACAGCCATGCTGGTACGCTTAGAACCTTGTAGGCCTTCAAGCAGGGCGTCTTTGGTCTCGCCCCAACGGCTCTCTAGTAATGCTTGTGTCATTTTATTTCCTTTTTCCTTTTAGGGTTTGCTTACTTTAGCCCTGCTAAACGCTTTAAATCAAAGACATTATTGTCAATTTGAGTTGTTGCGACGGTTTTAGCAGTCTTATCACCAGTTACTTCACTACGGCTCTCAGCAATCATCTGCTTTGCAGCAGGTGCAGCTTTAACAGCGCCGTTGTTTAGTACAGCTGGTAGATACTTTTCATATGCAGACTGCAATTTGCTAGTTTGCACAGATTCCAATAGGTCAGCCATAACAGCCGCCTTTTCCTTGTTCAAAGGCTTCAACATACTTTCAAGCATTTGCTTGCGTTCTGTAGATTCCTTAATAACGCGGATTTCTCGTTCTTTCGACTCAACAATTGCTTCTTTCTCTTGGGCTGTCTGAACCGCTTCAGCCAACTTACGATTTGTTTCAGCAACTGTTGCTTGCAATTTGCGGATTTCTTTGTTCTCATTTAAGTGAGTAACAGCAAATTCGCTTGCAAACGCTTCGAATAGACGACGACCAAACATGTTCTCACGAGCAGTGTGGATGTCTTCTTTCAATTGAGTCAGTTCAGACTCTAGCTTAGTAGCTACAGATTCTTTTACAGCTTGACCAGCACGAGCAATGAAGGTTTGTTGTAGTTCAGCTAATTTTGTTTTAGCTTCTGCTACTAAACGAACCTTAGTTTCAACAACTGCTTGCTTGTCCTGTTCGAACTCTTTAATTTCCTCAGCAAGAGCTTTGATAACAAACGACTCAAGTTTAGCAATGCTATTCTCATATTGTTTGCGATCTGCACGAAGTTCTTTAATTTCTTCAGCTAGTTTAGTAACCATGAAATTATTGAACTTGTCTGCGCTTTCGTTCATGTGCATATTAAAACGTACACGATCTTCAGCAAGTGCTTTTTTCTCTGCTTGGAACTCAGAAAGTTCTGCTGTTAGGGATTCAGTAACCATTTTGTCTAGAGCTTCAACCATTACTTGTTTGTCATGTTCGTAGCGTCCAGCGAATTCCTCACGAAGCTCTGCACGGATAGATTCACGTGCTTCAACCAGCTTGGTTTCCCAAGCTTCATTAATAGCTTGTTGAGTACTTTCGTTTACGATGCCACTGTCTAACAATGGTTTGATAGCATCTAACATTCGGTTCTCTCCTGTTTATTTAGACTTTCAAGTCTTTGATTAGCTTTGTTACAGCTTCTTTCAAGTACTTTTGTACTTTTTGATCTTGAGTGGCGTCACGTGCCATCTCGAATACTTGAGCACCACCCTTCATGTTCATCAAGCCTTCATAAATTGCTTTAGGATATTCATGAGGAGCACTAGGTTGTGCAACAATGTCCACAGTAATGATTTCAAAATCACTAACGTGTCCACTACTTTCGTTTACTTGTCCCGATCCGCGGCTGCTAACACCTAGCTTAACGCCACTTGTTAACATAGCTTTCACTAACTCGCCCATCGGGGTAGGTAAAATCTTTAACTTGCCCATACCGTAATTGCCTTCCATCCACATGTGTGAAATCATATGCGATACACGGTCTAGGTTAATTTTTAAATCATCTGGATGGTCTAGTTCGCCTAAAACGCTATAACCATCCTTCAATTGGTTGTTAATCGAGGATACAGCTTGTTCAATTTCATTGACAGGGTATACACGTTGATTGTGGTTCTTAACTCCACCTTCAATGAAAATACCCTTCATGTACCAATTTTTACCTGTGCCATCACCGGAGTCCTCGTTTAGAACTTGGATTCCTGCTCTGTCAAATGATAAGTTTTCTCTTAGGTACATTTGCTATATTCCAATTACTTACCAGTGTTTTGCTTCAAAACTGTTTTGTCGCTAACAGGAGCTTTGCCGCTTGTAGTTTGGCCTTCAGCACCTTTTTCGCTTTCCCAGTTCTTACCAACAGCAGATTGCTTCTTGCTACCACCAGCAACGTTTTGGAATTTCTCGTTGCTCATTTTAGTTTCGCCTTTGCTGTATTCGTTGTTTGGCTTTGGAGTTTGCTTGCCGTCTGCTGCTTGTTCAGCACCACCACGTGCAATGTTCTTGCTTGTACCACCGAAGTCAGGACCGCTTGTGCGAGTTACAGACTTAGTGTTTACAGGAAGTTTTTTGCCGTTACCAGACTCAGTACCTTCAGCGTTGTCGCCTTCGCCGCCGTATACTTGACCGATTGTGTCAACGTATTCACGCATTAGTTGTGCAACAGACTTGCTTTCAGCAAATGCTGGCTTAGTTTCAGCAAATGCTTCTTCGCCTTCTTCGCTGCCCATTTCTTCTTCGCCGCCGAATTCTTCGCCGCCGAATTCTTCTTCGCCGCCGAATTCTTCTTCGCCGCCTAGGCCTTCTTCGCTGTCAAGATCGCTACCGCCAACGTCAGCTAGCAATTGGTCAATTTTGTCTTTGATTTCTTCTAGGTCAGACTTAAGGTCGCCTTCGCCACCCATGTCGTCACCACCTAGGTCGTCGCCGCCGAATTCTTCGTCGCCGCCGTCAGCTGGTAAGTCACCACCGATTTCGTCTTCAGCGCCTTCTTCGTCGCCTAGAGAAAATTCAGCACCTTCTTCGTCTTCTTCGCCAAGACCGATATCGTCTGTTTGGTCAGAAACATCGTTAATCATCTGGTCAGCTGGGTTACCAGCGCCAAAGTTTTCTTCAACTTGTTCCTCGTCCATTAAACTTTCGTAAATGTCGCGGCTCTTTTCTACTACAATCTCGTGAAATAATTCACGAGCTTTTTGTTCGTTTTCATTGATGATATATTCAATCAATTTTTCATACTTGTTCATAAGAACTCCTTTAGTCAAGTGGCTATGTGTAGTTATTT